TCCCCTTCTCACATTAAAGTCACTATCGGAAGTGTACACTTCACCACTCTTCACCATTAGTACACTTGATCCTTTATAGTCCTATTTTTAAGTGGCTTTAAGTTGTTAATATATATTCAATCTGTATGTGTGTTACTTTGATTATGTCCAATTATCTTTATTTGTGTAAGCCAACAAATCAAAGTCGTCTAACTGAGAAAGATCTTAAGAAAAGATCTTCTAAACCAACTCATTGATAAAACCATATGCAAAATGTTTAAATTACTTCACATGGTTATCATCATAGAGTACCCTTCCAGACAATTACCTACATAGAGCTGATATGCTATTTTGTAGTATCTTACTGCTCCATTCAAACTCTTTTGTTTATTGTCCCTATTTAACTACACTCCAACCTGATTAAGTATATTGCTTATGAACATTCTCTAATTCATGAAATGGAACTAAACCTTGTTTTGTTTCGTACATTGGTTATGGATAATTCTCCATCCACTATTCCATTAATGCAACTTGGTCTAGATGATCATTCATATTTTTAATCACATATTCACAAGGATTCCTCAAAATCTCAAAATCGGGCATTTTAGCAAAATAATATTCTTGCAATGGAAACTCTTTAATTGCATCTTGTTATCTTTGTAACTTTGTTCTAGCAATTTTGTGTTTATCCGAATAAGATTTTAGCAACTAATCTATTTATTCCTTATCATTACGATCAATATGATTAAAATCAATATCATCAATCAGTTGTTTTGTTTCAACTCCTGCGAGACACATATTCATTTGGGAGGGTCCAGTACATCTTCTAATTGTTTCAATTCTAGGTTTATCCCATAGAAATCGATCCCAAAACATGTCCCACTTACTGGCATGAACATCTTAAACACATGAATACGTCCTATGTTTACTGTTGCATAATGGAATATATCTACCTATAGTTTATACATACTACATACCTTCATTATGCTCTATCATACCAAAAACTGTATGTCTAATTTTCATTTCTATTGGCTCATAATTGGCTAATGAATTTTTAATCGTGAAATTAGATATCAGTTTCTTGAAATCTTGTGGTGTCATTTAAGTATCTTTGAAAAACTTGGTTCCCGCTTGAACGGATGTTTTCGATTATAATTCGTTATCAAAGAAACTCATAATGTAAGTAGATTGTATAGATTTATATGTTACATAAGGCCTAAAACATAGATCAATCATCTCAATCTACGACAACCTTCTACAATCTCCAAACACAGTCATCCATCCTAAATTTAACTCCATTTAAGGATTACAGAAATGAACAAGTTTTCTAGTTTATGTCTATCCTTATGAAGCCTTCTCAATTCTAACTTGTCCATATCCTGTACCTAAATATGATATTTAGAATGAACCCTCACCACATGGCATTAAGTATTTACCTGGAGTTGGAAAGAAATTATTACCAACAGTCCTAACAAATGCATTTTTATTATTAATGCTATCCAGGGTGTATTAATCATGATTAGTCGCCATTAAATATTAGTGAATTCCATCTTCATGTAACATGTTAACTCTATTAACAAATGTTGTTACAAACTCTCCATACATTATGTTATTGGAATTACCTTTTGTTTTGGGCTTACCTAAATCAATTTGAGAATGTATCTCAACTTAATACCTACATAAATCTTATAATCCGACTGTACTTCCGTACTGATCTAGCCATTCGTCTTATAATTATTATAACGAATCAAAAAATTGCTACTCAGTCGAATCAATATTAAAAATTTATTATACTTATAATCTTAATATTCGTTATAAGTCTGTCAGATCACCATCAACA